TTCTCTTCGTTCGGGTAGAGTCTGTACCCATCTTCCTAGCGTGTAGATTATCAGTAATAGTAGAACCATCTGTGTTGATTGATACTGTATTCCTCATATACCGACTATTCTCCCACTCATAGTTCTTGTAAGGTCTTCCTGTGAACACATACGAATCAATGCCGCCTAATCGGTTTAGCCACAGGATCTCGTAATTCGTGTACGTGTCGCACGGTGTATGGTCAATCTCATACAACAAGAAATTGCTCCCTCGTCTTATTGCTGCGCCACCACCGGAATCGTCAGGATCATACCAACAAACAGTCATGTACTTATCATCTGTGTTTACCGTGAAAGATAGCCCACCCGTTGCATTTAGCTCATCCGTACCGACATTCATAGAGCGCACACAGTACTCGCTCGGAGCATTTGTCCAATCTACCCCGTCTTGGTGATTTAGGCTAAAGTTCTCGTCATACAGGTTTATGTAGATACCACCCTCGGTGTAGTCCGACTTCCTCCATCGTAGAGGTAAGTATTGCCCCGCTTGGATAGGTAGCCAATTTAGGTCTCGGGTGAGAGAACTAGCCTCTAACCCTGTAGCACCTGTTGAGGTAGTGTGTACGTTACCCCAATCGTGCATCCATATATTGCTGCTCACAATACTTGCTGCCGTGTCATCTGCTAACACCACCCAATTACCCTCAGATGCGTAGTAGTTGTAGTCTTTCCACTCTTCAAATCTGAATGCCCCGTTGCAAGTGTAGAAAGTAGTGCCACTCACCACGCTACCTGTTGCTGCCGGGATAGTCCCAAAGTACTCTTGGAACGCTACCTTCCATTCCTCGTAGTCACTAGACTCTGTTGCCCCGCCTACAGTCTCAGCCACTACATTAGCAATGTCTGTGCTTACGAAACTTTGTGTGATCTTACTTACGTCCACTAGAACCGCATTCGTGCTAGGTCTTATGTCATACCGCAATTCCGCTACCTTCTCGTCATCCCCTGACGGATCGCGGTGAATATAAACGATTGTCTTGTAGTTGTCCTCGGAAGTGCTTGAGGATTCGACCCCGAACCTTATCGGGTTGTAGGAAGGGTAAATTACGTTCCCACTTACATCTGTCTGAACTGTGAGTGCCATACATATATATAAGTGTTAAGACGGAAATTTGTGCAGCTCGGCTTATAGGTCATCTCTACCGAGAGCCTGTACACCCGTTACAGGTGTCGAGCAAAAGCAACAATTCGTAGGTCATACCTTCTAGGTGGATCGGGGCTTACCTCTCCCCTCTCTCTTTGACGTTACTCTGTGGGCTTAGACTTACTTAGATGACCTTGGAGTTGCTGCCGTAGCATTGCTCCTCGCCCTCACCCTGAGTAGATGCTTCTACCTATCTCGTGTTTCTTGTATTCCGATTTTTTATTGTCGCTTCGGATGGAACGACTACGAGCCTATTTATGCAAATATACACTAATTTCTAAATAATCTGTACTTATATAAGTGTTTTGTTGTATATTTGTCAAGTGAGAAAGCGAGGAAGGGTTGATAGCAACCAACGTCAGCTTGTCAAAGAATTACGCAGCATAGGCTGTAGTGTCGCAATAACGTCTCAGTTAGGTAGTGGATTCCCGGATATTGTCGTAGGGTATCGTGGGGTCAACTACCTTCTTGAGATTAAAGATCCCGATAAGCCACCTAGTCAACGCAAACTCACAACTGACGAGATTGAGTTCCAGGACAAGTGGAAAGGGCAATACGCAGTAATACACACACTTGAAGAGTTTATGACAATTCTATGACACAATAGTGTTGTTTTATGACACTTCTATGATACAATAGTGTTGTTTAGCCACTTACTTTGAACCCAATAAAAAACAACATTATGAAATCAAGATTTGTAATACCTTTTAGCGATGTGTTGGATGACAAACAGGTAAATGATGAGGATTTGCAGCAGCTTTATGCGAATGGGTTTGAGGTTGGTGGGATATTTAATGACTTGCTTGTCATAGAGAAAGATTTGGAATTTGTGTTTAATGAGGGGGATTTCATTACACTAGCAGATATGGGATTTATTATTAATTTTAGGCGTGTCGATTTAGATAAAATGATTGCGTCTTATGACATAGTATTTGAATAATATGCTCTACGAATACGAAATAAGGTTTCACAAGAAGGTGAAGAAAGGTACGGGTAAAACATCATTGCTCGTCACCCTAGTAACATCCAAAGACGAGAAGGAAGTACTCGCCAATAAGGATAAGGTGCTTGAATATGCATTCGCTAAGTCAGGCAAGAAAGGTCAACTCGACCAATGGGAAGTCACTAACATCAAGACAATTCGCACGGTGAGGGATTAAAGTTTGTACCTCACATCAATTCCGGTGGCTTGTAGATTCACCACCATTTTCTCGATCATTTCATCTATATCTCCTTCCCAATCACGGGCAGCGATATTAGCAAGATCTTCTTCTAGTTGCTCGTAGAACTTCATGTTGAACACGCTTGAGTAAACAGGCACAGCCTCGATACCTCGTTTCAATATTCCCGCAGCAATAGCCCCCGCAAAACGTCTACGATTCTTAAACTTGGCAGGAGTAGATATTCCTGCGTTTCTGATCCACCGAGAAATAGCATCAATGTTCGGCATACGCCTCTGACGGAACGGGCTAGAACCTGTGTTTGGCTTGACAGAATCTCTACCCTTAATACCCTGGTCGATGAACTTCATCTGAGAGGGCATGTTGACCTCAACGGATATGTCCTGCTTCTTCTTCTTGACCGCACGAGTATTGTAAGACTTAACCTTCTCCGCAGTACGCCCACTAGCATGACGGGAATTACCCCTACTATCCTTCATGGTGCGTAGATTATCCTGCACCCTAGACAGGGCATCATCTATTGCCTCAGTCAGATACTTGTGTAGATTATCGAGATTGTTTGGCACGTCTTTCTTGCTCTTCTCCTAAGTGGATTTCGTAGTTAATCCAATTCAAAAACTCTAGTGCCTTCATTTCATATACCTCATCAATGCGGCAGTTGTATATGGCAGCTATTTTCTTGATCCAAATAAACCACCGAAATACCTCTCCAAAACTACTTGAGCCTTTATCTTCATCGCTGCCACCCTCAGAGTCAGATTGAAATATTTTAGTAAACGTCTTTGCAGCCTTAGAGAACGTGACAAAAAAAAATCATGCACCCCCCTCGCTATTGGATACGGCATATTCTCCCTAACATACTTCTCTCTTTCTTCAAGAGGCATGTCGCTCTCCCACAACAAAGCCATAACTCTGTGTAAAGTGTTCTTACCCTCCTTAGTGGTAGTCTCAATATCTACGAGTTGCCCGGCAGTAAGATCCTTGATATCAGAGGTCAGTTTACCTCCCTTCCAACTTCTAGGGACTTCCTTGGTTGCTTTAGTGTCTAGGAATCGCCATTCCTTCGTGTAAGACTCAAAGTCGGACAATGACATGTTAATCAAGTCCTCGTACTTTTCACCCATAGCAGCAGCATACACCGCAGCACGTTTAGCTACAGGATGTTCATGTTTCTCAGCAGCAGAGAAGATAGCCTCTGCTCTCTCAATCGTTATGTCGTTCCAAGTTCTCATATTACTTTCTGATCTAGTGTTAGATATACTTTCTTCTTGTGATATTTCTCGTGCCACTCTTTTGCCTTAACCCAAGCCTTCGCAGCCTCTTGTTGTTTCATTTCTGCATAACCGAAGTCCCCCTCTGCATGGAAGTTGCCTAAGTGGTGCGCCCTCTTCCTTGGCATATAGAAACAATCATACCAAACTTGCACTCTACGGCAGAATGTCGCATCCCAATGCCCGTAGTTAGAGAACTCGTTTAGGTATCCGATCTTCTTGAACACATCGCTCCGTTGAATGGTCGCGCCAATAACAACATTGGTATCATCCACTTCTAACTCCACTTCATTCTTCTTGAATCGGTGTTTCTGCTTACTGCCTTCTAGCATCCACCCAAGCATACCAACTTTCGGTATCTTGCCAAACACATCCAAGGCATCAACTAGCCAATTCTCAGGGAGTAGGACATCGTTACCTAAGATGACAATAAACTCATAATCCAGGGTGTCGGCAATCATCCTATTGAGTGCATAGGGATTACCCATATTGTACTCATTAGCGGTGTGCTTCTTGGCAATCTTCTTACCCCACTCTATTGTCTTAGGGTCAGTACTTCCGTTATCTGTGATAAACAAATCAAAGTCTACCCCTGCACGAGTGATATTCTCCTCGGTACACATCGGAGTGATGTTACTCCGATTGATCGTATTCATTATTGCTGCAACCATACCATCATACTATGTTCTGCGCCGTCAATAACGTGCGAATAAACCTTGTCAACCTCTCTGCCCAACACCTCACTATACCACTCAGGGCTTCTACCTTCACAATGCCCACTCTGAATACGCTCATCCGTACACTCGTATAAAATCACGCACTTATTCTTAGCGTACCTGTCCAGTATCTCCTTAACCACATCTTGCGGGTTATGCTGTAACACACAATTAGTGAAAAGCGTGTAGTAACCATACTGAGTCTTAGATGTGGTGTAATCATGCTTTGGGTTCTTCCTCTTAGCTATCTCAATCGCTTTCTCCATGTGGTCGTACCCAATATATAGGTCAGGGTGAAACAGCTCCGAGTAAGCCCCTGTACCACAGCCAAAGTCCAAGACAGTTCCCATTTGATTCGTAGGAAATCCTGCCTTCAAGAACTCCTTGCGGATCTTGTGCGTTTCGGGTTGGTACTTATTGTTTAACCAAACAGTATTCTCACCTGCCTCGTTGTAACGCTTAGTCCAATATTCTTTTGGGTTTATGTTTATCATCCGAATTTGTATCTACCGTAATTTGCCCTCTTTAATGCTCCTAATGCCCAATAACGAATAGCATCAATCCCGTGATTCCATCCGTCAATAGGATCTTGGGTTGCTTTGCCATTTCTGTCCTCTTTCCACTTGTACATTCTAAACTCTGAGACTAAGTTGGAAGAGCTTTCGTGAATATACAGCTTTTTACGTTTAAGCAAATCTATCCCACCTCGGATAGAGTCTCTACCCTTACCCACACCAATGATGTTAAACCCTCTACCTTTGATGTGATCCACAAGCCTAGGGTCTGCTTGGTCGGCATAGATAATGTGATGTCTGTCAACCTCATTCTCCATTAACATCTCACATATCGAGTCTCCCGACATCTTGTTGCGGTAAAACACCTCCTTGAAGTACAGGTCATCACCACGACTGTAAACCTTGATGAGCGCAGTAGGGTCAACGGAATAACCGAAGTCCATAC